CGATGTTTAATCTCTACACCACCACCCCAAGATGCATCATCTAAATGGGCAGTAAATAATGATTTACTTTTTCCTACTTTATAATAATAATTACCAACAATATCTTTTTTAACACCCGCTGGTAGAAAATGTTCCAATTCACTCTCTGATCCATATGTTAACGTTTTTGATGTTAACTGTAAGAAAAGTTCTTTAATATTAATTTTTTTCATATATCTAAATTTATTATAAATTATATGTAAATATATGAAAAAGTTTTAATTATAAAAAAAATGATTATAAAACAAAAAAGAGAGATATAAAATATCTCTCTTTTTAAAAATCCTAATTAAAGGTTGTTTGGTTATATTAATACACCGTCAGTATCAGTAACATTAATAGCCATAAATTGTTTTTCTGGGAAGAAACCAATGTCAGCTACTGTATATCTACTACGAATTAACATTCTAGGAGCCCATGTTGCTTCTGAAATAAGTGAGATTGACTGAGCCATCAAATAAGGTACAAAAATTAGACCTGGTTGATCAACACTATTCTTTCTTCCTAAGAAGATTTGATTATCATCCCATCTCATATAAGGATCAACATAAATTGAAATACCACCAATGTTACCCATAGGGTAAAGTTGTCCATTTGTATTTAATTTACTTGCTTGTACTGGGTTAATTGTGTAACCTGCAACATCTTGAATGATTGAAGCAACATTACCATTAGTAACTAAGTATTGAGCTGGTCCTACTTTACCATCAGTTGCGATAAAATTAGATGCGTTATTAATTTTAGCAATTAATTTTCTCTGTACTGAATGATAAGTTTCACCACCTGGAGCTGTACCTGTTAAATAAGTATCAACATTAAAGTCGAATTTAGAATTACCAGCTGAGTCTTTAGGTGCTGTGTGTGATGCTCTGTTCTTTAAAGATAAAGCTCTAACAGAACTAACGATTTCCTTAGAAATAGTTTGTGTTAATTCGTTAATTAGAACACCTTCTAACTTTTGAACAATATCCATACCTGTTGAAGCTTTGATATCTTCAATCTGTGTACGTTTTAATGAAGAACTAATTTCAATATCACCTACTTGGATACTCTTAGTGAACACATCTGGTCCAATTACACCTGGATATGTTTTTTCGTCCTCTGCTCTTGTCATTGGATCATATAATTTCCAACCTGCTGAGAAACCTGGAATATGATCTTCCATTAATGATACTAATTCAATATCTACTGAATCAACAGTTAATGTTGTACCTGGTACAACAGTATCTCCTAAATCATTGATTGTTGTAATACCATCAGCTTCAATATGTTCAGAAATTGAACCAGTCTGAGGGAATGTGTTTTTTTCTACATCCCAACCTGAGTTAGCATATGTAGAATCCATAGTTGGATACACTTGACGGAATGTTCTAAACATTGGGTGACCATCAACTCTTGAATAACCTAAGAATTCTAACCAACCAGTTTTGATTTTATCAACTGCACCATCAAATGTTGTGAAATCTGCTAAAACTTTTGTAGGATCAATAGTAACAAATGTTCTATGATCAAGTCCACCGATTCTTTCTTGGATACCATTACCTTTTAAATGATCTTTCAATTGGTCTTTAATACCTAACATTTCACTAGCAACATTAGAACTTAGTTTAAATACTAATGGTCTATCAGTTTCATCTTCGTCATTATTATCATATTTGAAATCTACGAATAATAATTCGATTCTTGGTGATGCTGTTGGTTTAACAGCAACTAAATCTAAACCAATAGTTTGAGCTGCAATTTTCATTGAAACTGGTAATAGATTTTGTGCAACGTCACCTGATCCAGATGCACCTGATCCATCTTGCCATACAGAACCTGGTGTTGTTCCTACTTGTGGTGCTTGTACAGCACCCATACCGTTAAGGTTGTTTAATGTCGAATATGCTACATTTTCATTCATTTGATGCATTTCTGCATATTCTGACATCCACTCTCTTTTATCACCATCAATACTTAAAGTATCAAGAATTGGTGACCATTTTTTAAGAGCTTTTGATTTGTCTACAATAAAATTCATTTTTTTTGTCTTTTTTTTTTATGGATTATATATTGATTTAAAAAAACCACTTTTTTCCATTTTTTTATAAATTCTCTAATCTATTTAAATATGATTGAAGTTGAGTTTCGTTTAGTTTAGAATTATTTGATGAGTACATTGTCTCATTAATTAATTTTCTACTAACATCTACTTTATCATACTTATCTAAACCTCTTGTTCTCCAGAAACTCTCCATTTTGGATTCTGATAGATTAGTATAGAATTGTGACCCACTTAAAATACTTTGTTTAACATTTGATTCTAAGTTCTCCCATATAGGTCTTAAATCTGTTGGGATATTATCAATTAGAGTTTCCTCTAATGATTGTTGAGGTGTTGATAACGCTTTTTCCATAATTCTAATCACATCGTCTTCTGATACATAACCGTTACTTTCGTTTATTGTAAGAATTACCTTCTCTTTGTCGTCTTGTGATAAATTATAATAAGCTGCCTTTTTCTTTTCAGTTAAGAATAATAAGAAGTGAGGCTCCTCGTTGTCTGAAGCTTTACGTTTTTTAGCTTCTGTTATAAAGTTTTTAATATTTTGTTTTAATGTGTTTTCTGTTCTTAGTAGTCCACCGTAACTTAATGGTGTAACTCTAGATTCTTGGATTTCTTGTACTTCACCAGTATCTGACATTTTGATAACAACAATTGAATTTTCAGAATTTGTTGCTAAAACTTCACCTGTTAAATCATTATCAATTTTCACTACCATACCAGCTGATAAACCTAATTCTTCATCAAATTCATCACCAATTGGTTGACCTTGCACACTGTCGAATTCATCATCTCCTTCGAAATCTTCATCACCTTGTACCTGTGATTGTACATCATCGAAATCTTCATCACCTTGTACCTGTGATTGTACATCATCGAAATCTTCATCACCTTGTACTTGACCTTGTACTTGACCTTGTGTCTGACCTTGTACTTGACCTTGTGTCTGACCTTGTGTCTGACCTTGTACTTGACCTTGTGTCTGACCTTGTGGTAATTCATCATCTTCATAATATTTACTCATGTCATCACTTGGTGTAAAATCAATGTTATTTTGAACATCTAACTGATTCTCATTCAATTTACCATATTTTTTGTCAATTGATTTATCTAAGCTTTCAGCTAAATAGTTACTATATGCGATATTATCTGAAACATTTTCAGCGATATATTCAGCATATTTGATATTATTATCAACATGTTCAGCGATATACTCAGCATATTTGATATTATTATCTAAATGTTCAGCAACATACTCAGAGTATTTAATATTATTCTCTACATTTTCGACAATGTATTCAGAATAAACAATACTATTGTCTAATTGTTCAGCCATATAATTAGAATAATCTATACTCTTGTCTAAATTTTCAACAATGTATTCAGAATACTTAATATTCTTATCAACATGTTCTGCAATATATTCAGAGAAATCGATATTCTTATCTAATGTTTCAGCAATATATTGAGAGTAATCAATACCCTTTTCAATACTTTCAGCTAAATACTCAGAATAATTTACACTTTTTTCAAGAGTTTCAGCTAAATAATCATTATGTTCGATTATCTTACCTGTCTTACTTTCAAGTGTTTCATTTTTAGTAATAAGTGTAGAGATATGTCCAGATAAATAATCTAGATATTCTGTTACTTTCTTAAAACCTTCTTGTAGTGAATCATATCTTTCTTCTAAGTTATATAATTCTTTTGGGTTGAATTTACCTTCTTTAACGTGACCTTTAATTGACTGTTGTGTTTTAGCAATTTCTTCTGTTAGGTAATTTGAATATTCAACCATTTGGTCTTTTGTTACAAAATCATTTTGGTTCATATTAAATAGTTCATTTATTTTTGACTCATCAGTAATGTCATACACACGGAAATTTGCACTTTCATTGAATCCTAAAGATTCATTAATAGATTTAAGTTCCATTTTAGCTGAACTAAAACCTGGATCAGCTACTGCATCATACGTGAAGAGTTTTTTGATTGATACTGTGCCGTTTGATTCGGTGACACCTGCCGCTCTTGATGAAACAAATATTGGACAATTGTCGTCTATTAATGCTTTTGCTTCCCTACCATAATGTGTATTTAATAATCTTATTGTTCCTTCCACAGTATTCTTCTGTTCGTTAAATGTTAACGATTCAACAGTATGTGAAATTCTTGCTAAAGATGTATCAAAAACTTCGGGATGATCAAACTCACCATAAACAACACCCAATTGTTTCTTTCTTTCTAATAATTCATTTAAATGAGGTAAAAAACCACTGGATGTATAAATCCTTTCGTTTCTATTCTTAACATCAAATTCAGTAAATATACCACCTAAGATATATTCTTTCTGATTCGAATTAACAACAGATTCGTTTAATTTTTGTAATCCACTTAAAGAATTTTCTATTATCAAAACTTCTTTCATTGAGATATTTATTTTTCATTTATATATAAACTTAAAATACCCTGTTTTTTCCATTTTGATATAATTAGAAATACACCCAATAACAAAAAAGTCAAGGTGTTTATAACCCTGACTTTTTCAAATATATTACTCTTCATCATCACCACCGAAGTCATCACCTCCACCGAAGTCATCACCTCCACCGAAGTCATCACCTCCACCGAAGTCATCACCTCCACCGAAGCCATCACCTCCACCAAAGTTATCATCTCCACCGAAATCACCACCTCCACCGTTATCACTTTCGGATGGTGGTGTATCACCATCATCATCGTCAATGTGTTTATTTCGTAACTTATACTTCTTATTCTCTTCTAATTCTTCATCTGTTAATTTCATAACATTTTTAACTAACCACTCAACATCAAAAAACCCTTCTCCTTCTGAATCTTGTAAATTACTATTCAATGTTGATGCAATTTCAGATCTCTTTGATAAATTGTTTAAGTATTTCCATTCTTCAAATAATTCATTTGTATTAAACTTAACACCAACTATTCTATTGAATAAAAAATCATCTTTAAGTTCAGGGAAATCCAATATCATTTGTATTCTTAATGGTTTCACAATTATTTCTTTAAATACCATTTTCAATCTATCAATAAAATTATGAAATTTTATTTCATCTCTAGTAATTTCGGATGAATCGTTATATACATTACCACCACCACTATCTTCATCAAATCTACTCATTGGAATTTTAGTTGATCTTTTAAATTTCTTATAAAACCAACCTAACATCATATCTTCATTTAGATCTATACCACCTGGTGTATCTATACTAATATCAGGTTGTGTGCCACCATTCGATGGAAACCAATAATCTTTACTATGTGGTATTGTTTGACTACCATTAATTGATACTGTACCCATATCTTCATCCCATTGTACATCCTCATGATATTCCGACATCAATTGTGATATCTGTTGTTCTGCTTGTTTTCTTGTTAATCCATCAGTTGGTATCACAAATTTCTTATATATTGACGCTTGATTTATGTTATAAAGAATCTTTGTTTGTTCTAACATTTTCAACTGATTATATGGTCTAATTAAGTTTTCAACATAACTAGTTTCAAAATATTCATTGTTATTAGAGTATGATATATAAACAATCTGAGAATCTAATAAAATTCTTCGTTGTTGTGGGTTATCTGGATGTTGAATCCATATAATTGTGTTTGTTCCAGGATCAGTTGCAATTACTAAAGTTATTGGATCTATCGGGGATAAATCAATAATATTCTTTTGTTTATTATCATATACTAATTCAAATGCAACATACCCATCGATTAATAGATTTTTAAAATAACTCCAAGATAATGTACCATCAAATAATCTAAGGTCATTTGTCAATCTATCAAAATTATCTCTATATTTCTGTTTAATTTCATCACTATAATTATCTGGTAATGGTGTAATATCACAAAATCTACCATTATCATCAAACATTATAGATTCATCTGATATCTGAGTAACACACTCTTTTATTTCATCCTTAATAGAATACTGTCTTAAAATTTTACGTTTATCAAAATATGTTCTATCTAAATATGCAATTGATTTTTGGTCTAATATCCTAGATATAACCTTTTTAGTAAAAAGGTCATACATATTTGTACCTGGTTCATATATAGAATCATTCAATTCTTCTTGAGGTGATACTGAATATGAATTTTTTATTTTATCATTATCTAAATCCATACCAAAATTAGATAAATTCCTCAGAATCCTGTTATAAAAACCTCTATTTTGACCATTTATTGGATCTTGTTCATTGTTAAATTTACTATATGATGCCATTATTTATCTATTTATTTTCTCTTATTATATATAAAAAATAATAATCCTATTTCTTATCACTAGTGATTTTTTTATATTTATTCTCTAAAGATCTTATTTTTTTATAATATTCTCTCTGTTCATCTATCTCAAAATCATCTTTTATTGTTTCAAATTCAGTTAATAATTCATTTAATTTCGTTTTAAATAAATTATCATTACTATCAATTATCATATCTTTCATATATTTCATATTAACAATTTTAGTATTTATAAAAATAAATCTATTAACAAAATTTGTTGAAATAAAATATGCAAGTGGTCTACCACTCTTCTTAACCCCATATATTTTTTCATAATCAAATCCAGTTATAGAGTATTCATATTTCCCTAACCTTTGTAATATTTTATATATTATATCAAATGTTAATTTAATTGGTTTTTCAATTTTTAACCCATTGTTTTTATTATGATCTATTATCATTTTAGATTTATCGAATAATATATCGAATAACAATATTCTATAAGCATATGGTAAATAATCTATATTTATAGCGTGTATAATTCTCTTTTGTTGTATTGGATCATATGTATCATTCACAACGAAAATAGGACACCATATCCTCAATCTATTATATACATATTTTATAAGATAAAATTTACCAATGTGAATTTTTTTCGCAAGATGTAACTCATGATTGGGTTTCTTAACTAATTCAAAAATTCTTTCAGTGGAATCTTTTGTTATCAATTTTATATCATTGTTATACTGACCATATAACCTCCCACAATAATCTTTAAATTCACCCATTTAGAATAATTTTATTTGTTTATCATCAAAATATTTTTCAGTTAAAATATAAAATGTCATCCCTCTTCGTTCACAATATTTTTCAGCTTCTTCCCATTTATTCAGATTTATAATATACGTTCTCAACCTATATTCATAATTTTGCAATGATTTCACAGATAACTTTTTTGGTTCTACTGGTTCTTCTAATTCTTTTTGTGGTTTTATCTCAATGATAATTTCTTCGATACTACCATCAGTCCTTTCCATTTTTACCAAAAAATCAGGGATATAATTTTTAGGTAGATATTTATCTTTAACCATAACATTATATGGTATTTTTATATTCTCACAAGACCAACTTATAATTCTTTCCTCTGTGTCACAATACAAACAGAATTTATATTCCCAACTGGATCTATAAACAATATCTGATATATCACCGTTATATTTATCAGGGTTCTTTGGTTTATATTCACCTGAATACCATTTATCTGGTCTATTCGGTTTATGTTTACTCATATTTTACTTTATTATTATATATTATGTAATCCTTGTCCAGAATTACTCGAATTTAAACTAATAGTAATAACCCTATCTCTATTTGTTTTAATGTTATAAATTTCTTTTAACCCACCAGCCATAGCTCTTTTAAAAATTTCAGTAAAATACGGTAATGCACTATCAAATCGTTCTTCATTAAAACTTTCCCAATTCTGAAACATCATCAAAAACCCTTGTTGTAGACAATCATTTCTATCATCCAAAGAGTTATAATTCTTTTCTTTTTTTCTTATCGTATTTTCACCTATTAAAATTAACATTCTTTCTGCCTTCTTTGTTAATTGTCCTTTACCTTTTGATAAAACTATCTCATAGTATAGTTTATGGTCATCTAAATATCTTGCCATATTTCTTTAAAATATTTTTTTTTGGAATACCCTATTCAGGAAAATTATGCTAATTATTAATTCAAGGTTATAAATTGTTACTTATTATTATACATAGAACAACATAAAAGTTTATATAAAGATGACTTCTAACTATCTCTAATAAAAAAAGGGAGGATATTATCCTCCCTTTTTCATTGTATAGTATTCACTATTTTAAAGTGTGTTTTCTATATTGTGTTTTCTGATCTTTTAATTTATTTAATTTCTCATTCAATTGATGTTTATAAATTAATAAATTATCAAATGTTAATTTCAGATCCTTATTATATTCTAATAGTTCTGATTCTTGACTTAGATCATATATTGAATCTTTAACCTCTTTGATTTTAGACTCTAAAACCTTTTCTTTATCTTCTAAACCTCTAAGTGTTTTCATTTCTTTTGATAATTTATTTTCATAGAAATGTGTTAAATCATAATCAAGTTCTTTTTTGATATCATTAACTAATTCACTAACAGATTCATACTGATAAAATGAAGAACCTGTTCTTTTATCGTTACTATATAAATACATCTTATCTTTATAATTGAAAGCATATGTTTCTAAATAAGGATTTAAAATATTATCTACTCTTAATGCAATATCAAATTCAACTACATTATCGATATTTTCCCTCAATGTATTCAATAATAAGAAATAATCTTTCTTTAAATATGGTACAATAGGTGAATTGAAAATATTATCTAATGATGTTCCCTCATCTAATTTTTCATCATTGATATATAGTTTACTATCCTTTGTTGATAAACCAATTGATAAGTTTTCGTCAATTTTGAATGTAAATATATCCTTTTCAACAGTTGAATTTTGAATAGCTTGTTCTAGTATTCTTATTTCTCTAACTCTATCAATATCACTAATATTATCTTCTACTAATGTTTGTTTGATTTCATTTTCGTTAACTAAGAACCATCTATTAGATAGATAAGCCATATAACCATTATCAACCTTTTCAACTAATGTAAAAATCTTATTACCACTACCTGAATTCACCATATTCTCTCTATCGATTGGACTTTGAGTTAAATCATAAATGAATCTTTTAATTTGTGGGACCCATTCATACATTTTTAATTCATTCAGAATTGATTCCATCTTTGTATCATCATCTGGTTTATTAATAATATCTAAAATAGTGTTTAATGGTTGTCTATAAATTAATCCTTGATTAGTTCTTTCAACGATCTTATATAATGATTTCAAATCATATGTCAATGAATTTGAACTGATTTCTTCTTCAACACTTTCTAATAGACCTTTAACCTCAGAATCATAAGTATATTTTAATAATTTCTCATTCAATACTTTTTTTAATTCTTTTTCTGAATAGTTATCATAATTATTGATTAATCCCTCAATAACAACAGATATATCACTCTGTTCATAACCTAATTTTTGTTTAAAATTAAACAATTCTAATTTTAAATTTTTCATAATTATTTTATTTTTTTTTGTATTATATTTTCATATCTTGCATAAAATATAATTTTTATTTATAATTCGTATTTATATATAAATAAAAAATATCGGTTTTATACCATTTATTGATATTTAAACGATATATCACCATCCACTATATCTTTCAAATTTTCATAATAAAAATATCTATCATCACCATTTGCAAAATCATTATAGATATATAATTGATTACTTAAAATTTGTTCTTTTTCAAATTCATCAACCTCTATTAAAATATTATATTCATAACTACCGAAATAATCCACACAATACATATCATGATTGTTAATACGGACTAATACCATATCTTCATCTTTATCAATTTTATCTTCATCTATAAAATGTAAACAATAAAATCTATCACCATCCTTAATAAAAAATAAAATCTCACTATATAATTTTAAGATATAAAATTCATATTTGGTAGGACTATCTTCTTCAATATAAATCCCATCATTACTCCAATCTATCTCCTTATACTCTTTTATATATCTCATAATTATTTTATTTATTTAACCCCATGTTATACCTGTCGACTGTATCCTGTTTCCATTATAATTAGGATTATCTTTTGAAAAATCACCTTTTTTATCGAAATTTTCAATATGTCTTAATTTTGGATCAACTGGTAAATCTTCATCTAATTTATCCATATCATGTACATATGATTTCCAATAAACTCTTTTTATGTTTTCGAATTCAATATTTTCACATTCGACTTCATCAGTATCTACTCTCCATGATGGATAATTGGTTCTAACATTCAAACTAAATGATATTGTTTTGGTACTATCACTATCCATTGTGATATCATTAGACTTTGGTAACTCAATAGTTCTATCATCTGGTAACTCTAAAATATTATCGATTTTAATACCAAAAAAATCCATATTGAAAAAACTATAATTAAAGAACAAATCCATTATTTTCTCAGCACACTTAAATGTCTCTATTTCACTGTTAACTAATATTTGTATATCATATGACACTGATATTGGTATCGCTGATACCTTTGTAATTATCTTTGTATATTTATCATGTATTTTAGTATTCTTTGGTATATAGATATTTGGATTTGAGTATTCATCACTAGATGTTGTAAAACTATTCATAGTTATAACCCCTCTTGGTATAACATCAGTGTTCATCTCTACTCTCTCATCAGTGATATCATCTATATATGAATCTAATAGAAATCGTTCTGATCCCGCAAATGATAAATACATAGGAACT